TTGATACTATTACTGGTTCATTTTCAATTGAAGTAAACTTAAATATGCCAATTAATAAATATTATTTTGATTATTCACCATTAACATTAAGTAATACTGACTTAGATTTTAAACCAGATAAAATAACATTTTTATCTAACAAATATATTGATACAGATATATTTTCTTTTAACTTTCAAACATTAACAAATGCATATTTATCTCCTATATCTATTAATAATAAAACTACTGAAGATACTAATTATACATATACATTTACATTAAATGAAAATTCACAATTTAATACAGATTTATTTAATTCAACCTTAATATCTGATTATACAGTATCATTAATTGATATTTCATTATTTACTACAGTTGAAATTACTACAACATTATATAATAATATTAATTCATTAGCATTACAAGATACTTCTGGAAATTTAACAATTAGTTCAACAAATAATTATTATATTGTATATAATGATAAAAAATATCCAATCACTTTAATAGATAGTGGTAGAACTAATTTATATATAATTACAAATTTAGATATTACTAGTGATTTATTAAATTATCCTATTAATAGTTATTATTTAGAAAAACAAGTACCACATCTTACTGAAAATAGTTTTTCATTCAATACAACAAATGTTACAGTTAGTTCAGTTGATATTTCAGATAATAAATTTAAAATTATTTCAGCTGATTTATCAGCAAATGATTTATCTGGTGAAGTAGTAATAAATTCAGAAATATTTCACACTAATTTTATTTATCAAAATGATAGTAGTGTATTACTTGATGCATCTGAACTAAATATTAATAATTATGCAATATCAGATCTTAGTTCAGCAATATTTTATAAAGAATTTGAAGTTAACTTTACAACTAGTGTTAGTTTACCATTAACCAGTAATAAAGTTTTTAATTGGTCAATTATTAAAACTATTGAAGATAGTAATATTGATGTTGGAATTATACCACTTAATATGGATTTATCAAATACTAATTTTGATTATGAACAAGATAAATTTCAATATCAATTAGTTACAAATAATGATTCATCCTTCAAAATAGTTAATTCTGTATTATCTGAATATAAAATTAATGGAACAATTAATTTATCTAATACTTCAACAATATATGAACTAAATGATAATAAAATACCATTTAATATTAATTTTACAGATATCAAATTTGATTTTATAAAATATTCATATTTTTTGAGTATATCAGATTTACAAAATGATAATACTATTAAATATACAAAGAAAAAAATTGTAATTCCTGTATCTACTAATGATTTTTATAATGAAAATAATATATATTTAAAAATTAAAACAAATAGTGATTTTAATGAAACTGACACTTATGAAATTCCAGATTTAGATATATTAAATAAATCATTTAATAATATTCAAAAAATAGAATTAATTAAAAATATTAATACATATTACTTAGCTGACTTTTTATGTTCAATTATTACAATTGATAATTATGATTATGTTGAATTTAAAATTACACAAAATAAAGAAAATTATAAAAAATTTATATCAACTAATAATTCATTTTATATATATTCACAAGGACAAGTATATGCATTACAATATCCTATAATATCTGATAATATTGTTCGATTAAAAATATTAGATGTATATGAATCATTTGATAAAAATATACCATTAACACTTACATTAAAAATTTATATTAATAGTTATTTACCTAATTTATTAAATTATACTTCATTTTATTTAAATGATGCTGTTAATCGTGTATCTGATTTAATGGATTACTTTATACAAACACCTATGATTATATTTCTTGATCCAAATACAACAAAAGATGGTAGTATTATTTTAAATAATCTACCAGTTAATTTAAATAAAGTTACACGAATTAACTATTTAAAATTAGATAATAATTATTTACATTTAATGGATAAAATTAATAGTAATCAACTTATTCGATATAATAATAATCTAATTTCATCATCATTTGATAATGATATATATGATTCTAAAATTTATTCAAAAACTTATATTTTAACTAAAATTGACGAAATTATTACAACTACATTATCCACTAATAATTTATTAGAAATTATTAATACAATTAGTCTTACTAATTATTATATAGATTCTTTTTTTGATGATATATTAAATGCATTTAGTAATGGCACTTTTGGTAATACATCTAAAAAAATATATGAAAATTTTACAAATAACAATTTAGTAACTTTATCAAATAGTACTAAAAGAATTAATTCATTTAGTGGTAATGATTTTAATTTATATAGTAATCTAGTTTTAGATTTTTATAAAGGTAATGATGCTGGTCTTAATTATACTACATTATATGGTTCTGGTAAACAATTATTTTTAACTAATTATAATTTTATGGATATATCAGTACTATTAAATTCATCAATGTTAAATATTTTATTAAACTATAATAAAGAATTATCTAATCAAATAAAATATATTGAAAATAATTTAACATGGTTATCATTAAGTGATAGACAGTTTGACCAAAGTTTTAATGAATTTACTGATTATCAACATGAAATTAATAAATATTTATATAATTCTTCAAATAAATTTAAATATGAACTAGAACAAGAAACTGATTTTGAAAATTATACTCTTTCTACATTGTATTATGATAATAATTATGATAAATTAACATTAACTAAAACTAGTAATTCTACAGGTCAATTATCATGTGATAATAATGAAATAAATAATGGATATCCTATACAAGAATCTTCAATAGAAGAAATTGTTGATAACTTTGCTTCTAATAATGATATTATAAAAAATCAATTTAATTTTATTGGTCCAGTATTAATTGAAAATACAGATTCACCAACAATTAAAAATAATTTTCTTGATCTAAATCTAAATAATAATAAAAATTATTTTTTTATTGATGATAATAAAAATGCTTTTACATTATCATATGACCAAAAAATCAATCAAAAAGAACAAAAAATTTATGTAGATTCTAAATATGGTGAACTAAATAATGAAACTAATTTTGAAATAATAACAAATGAAATATTTATTTATGATTTTTCACATAATCTACAATTAACAGATACTAGTGGTAATAATTATAAATTTGCACTAATTGATACAGAATTATGTGTTATATCACCAGAATCAAATAATGTTAATTTACAAATAATTTCCAAACATAAATTAAAAAATACTCATAAATCTATTATTTTTGGTGTTCCTTTCAATGATTCTAATGAAAAAATAATATTTGACAATAATCTATATAATAATATAAGTTGGACTTTATCAAATAATGATTTATCTGGAATAAATTCTATTAAACATTATAATTATGAAATTTATGATCCTTCAAATATTCAATCTAATATAAATTATTTTACATTTGATTCTGGTATTATAGATATATATTCAACTAATATATTTAATTTAGGTTATAATCAACTATTTATCCAATTAAATATTCAAAATATTAATCATGAAATAACCTCAAACTATAATATAACTACTAAAAATATATATAGTTATCTTGATAATGATATTACAAATATTAATTATCCAATATTCTGTGATAATGGTATATTAAAATATTATAATATTAGTTCATCAACTAAAACAAAATTAGAAAATCCAGAAACTATTATTTATTTTAATGATTCTATATGTAAATTTAAGGATTTCTTTTTAACTTCTCAAGACCCATCTGGTATTACAAATCTATCATATTATGATGGAAATATCGAAGAATCTTATATTAATACAGATGTTAATCTAGATATTTCTAATAATAAGATATTCTTTAAAAATAATAATGAACAGTTATTATTTGAACAAAATTTATTAGTTAATAACTTTTTTAATTATCAAAATAAATATTATCGAATAAATGATTTTATAAATTCATATGATATATCTGGTATAGAAAGTACACAAACTAGTATCAATTTATTAGATGGACGTGTATTTAATAGAAATAACGAATATTATACATATAAAAGTGTACTATATCCTGGACAAGTTAATCTAAATCCATTATTGGAAACATTAAATGCACCCAGACATAATGATGATATAACTTATTATCAAATGAATGGTTATAATAATTTACTTGATTTAAACAAATTAAATTATCAAGATATTAACTTTATGTTTGATACTTTTATTAAACCAATTAATATATATAATTATGAATCACCAACTAATACAACACCGTATAATATATTACAATATCAAATTTATAAAAATATAGATTCATCAAATAATCTACTAACATCACTAGATTCAACAATTCCTATATTAGAAAGTAGTTTAGATATTAATAATAAATTAATTAATGACTTTTCATTTTATATAGGTTTTAATGTTAATTTAGAAACTTCATATACAAGTATTGGTAATTTACGATTTCATAATATTAATAATCTAATTACTAGTCTTAAATTCTTATCAATTAATGAAAACATTATAATTAATGAACTATCAAAAGATAAAATTAAAATTACTATTCCTAAAAATACTAAACTTTCACCTAAATGTTTCTATAAAAATTCTATTAATGTTAAATATATAAAAGAAGGAACTGAACTAAACAATGATATTATTTTCAATTATATTGTTGATTCATCTTATGATAAAAAAATTCAAGTTGCATATACTACAGAATTAAATTTTGTTGATTTACAAGAACCATTAGTATTTGAGGGTGATAGAAATTCTGATACTTTTATAAAATGTATTTCTAGTTCTAATACTTTAAATTTTAAATATAGTTCAAATAATAAATTTTCTATTTATACTGAAAATGGAATACAATTTGCTAAACCTAACTTAGAGTTTATAATTGAAGATACTAATAGATTTACAAATAAATTAAATTTTATGGAAATGACATTATCTGATCCTTCATCTAATTATGAATTTATAAATACTAAAATTAAATTCAATGAAACAAATGTAAATTCTAAATATTGTTCAAATTGGGAAATGATAGATTGTGGAATTATTTATAAAGATCGAATATATGTAAATGATAATATTAAAAACTTATTTAATCTTATTGAAAATTTTATTATATATCTAAATGATGAATATTATTTTCTAGAAAAATCAAAAACATATGGAAATTATATCTTCTTTACTATTAATGGTTTATCAAATGATTCAAATATTGTTCAAAATAATATTCTATCTAATATTGATTTTTATGGTAGAGAAACACCAATTTTTATAAATATTAAACCATATATTTGTTATAAAATGAATGAACCTTTTTATATAGTATATGATAAAAAAAATAGATTATATGCAAAATTCGGAACTTTTAAATTTGGTGAAATTATTCAATTAAAAAATTGTAAAATAATGATACTTGATTATGATTTACAATATAATCAATATAATTTTAAACCAATTAATAGATTTAATAAAGAAATTATTATTGGTGATTCTTATTATAGTTTAGGAATATTAAGTAATTTTTCTAAAAGAAATGAACTAATTAATTTAAAAAATCAAATACCTAATAATTTAATTTCAAAAAATGATTTTTCATTAGGTGATTTTATTATAAACGACAAAGGTATTAAAATTTTTAAATCTAAAAATGATTATGTGTCTAATTTATCTAATCTAATTAATTTTGGTTTTGAAACTGATGGTATTGATATTGTTATTTATAAAATTAATAATTCTTTTTATTATTTTGGTAATAATCTTAAAGCTGGTGATATTATTATTAAACATACTTCTGAATATGAAAATGAACCAGATGCTTATTTAACTATTAAATCTATATTATCACATATTATTATTTTTGACACAAAATCAAATTCCTCTGTCGCTTCATTGTTACCAAATTATGATAATAAATATATATTCTATAAACCTTATCAACCTTTTATTAAAAAATCTATTCAATTGATTTGTAATAAAGTTTCATCTGATGATAAATTTAATGGTTCTATTAGATATAATAATAATTTAAAACTAATTAATCAAAACCAAATTGATACTAAATTTAAAAATTGTGATAATACCATTTCAACTGGTAATGATTTTAGTGCTTTTGTATTAGAAAATAACCAATTATATACATTTGGTAAAAATAATAAGGGTCAATTGGGTTCTGGTGATATTACTGATAAATATAAACCTACTTTAGTTACAAATACCGATTTATCTGGTATTAAATCTGTTTCTTGTGGTTATGAACATACACTTGCATTAACTATTGATGAAAAAGTATTTGCTTTTGGTGAAAATGAAAATGGTCAGTTAGGAATTAATAGTTATAATGATAAAATAACACCAACATATAGTCAAGATATTAGTGGTAACCATATAAATAATATTGTATCAATATCATCTGGACATTCATTTAGTCTATTATTAAGTAAATTTGGTAAAGTATTTTCTACTGGTGATAATACATATGGTCAATTAGGTAATAATAATGGTAATAATAAACAAAATAATTTTGCTGAATTATATAGTGATGTATCTGGATATAATGGTTACAATGCTTCAGCTATTGCTACAGGTAACTATCATACATTAGTTTTATTAGATTCTGGTAAAGTTTTATCATGTGGTAAAAATAATTATGGACAATTAGGTTTAGGTAATACTATTAATATGTCTAAATTAACTTTTATATCATTAGATTATCTAGCTGATTCTATTTATGCTGGTGGTAATAATTCAGCTATATTACTAAAAAGTGGAAAAATATTAGTATTTGGTGATAACCAATATGGTCAATTAGGTATTAATAGCATAAATCTATATAAATCTATTCCTTATGACTCTAATTTTACAAATAATTCATATGATAGTAGTAATTGTATAAACTTTTCATTTGGTGAAAAATCTTCATCAATGTTATTAAATTCTGGAAAAGTATATAACTTTGGTGGTAATATTAATGGACAATTAGGTATTGGTAATACTATTGGTTTATCAGATATTTCTGGTCAATTGATAGATAGTTCTGGTTATGTATCCACAAATTGTGTTTTATCTAGTATTGGTTATAATCATGGACTATTTTTATTAACAAATGGAAATGTATTAACAACTGGTTCTAATAATTATGGATGTTCTGGATTAGATTTTTCAAATAATGAATTAAATACAACTGCTAAATTAATTTGGAATACTAATAGTGCTACATATTTACAGTATGATGTTAGTAAAGTACAAATTCCAAATGAAAATAATTATATAAATGGTATTTATGATATTATTAAATTTACTGATCCATATTCTACTTTTTCTAAATTAGATAATACTATTTATCCATATACTATAATTAATTTAAATAATTTTAACTTTTATAAATCAAATGATATATATATTCAAGATTCATATACAAATTTATCTTCTGCTATTGGACAATCAGATTTATCATTTAATGAATTAACAAAATTCTATGTCAAATATAATGATATATATTATTATCCATTATATATTCAAACAAGTAGTAATAGAAGTTTATGGTTACCAAATGAAAATTTTTATTCATTAGAAGGATATAGTAATAATTTATACTATGATAATAGTTTTACAAATTCTACAACAATTCCTGATAATGAATATAAAAGTATACATCAAAGTTTCTATCTAACTGATACTAATAATATATTACATTATCCTCTATATATTGATAAAAAATTAATTAGTTCAAGTAAAATAAATAATAATAATACAAATATATCATTTGATGGTGAAATTAAAGATTTAAGTGGTAAAAAATATATTACATTTACACAAAATTATAATCATTCTATATCTAAATTAAATATTGGATATAATTCACAAGTTCTTGTTAATGGTTACTATTTTAATTTTATAAATATTAAATCTGATTTAAAATTTGATGTATCTGGTAATTATTCATATTTTGTTACTAATTCTAAACAATTGAGTGCAGATAATTCTCAAGTTACTATTACTATTCCATCAAACCCTACTTCTGATTTAAATAGTAGAAAATCACAAATATCATATTCAGTAAATAATCATTTAGTTACAATTGATAAAAATCAAATTCATTTTGATTATGATAAATATATTGGTGATACAAGTGATAATATATATTGTTATTATACAGATAATAGCCAACCACAAGTAAAATTAGTAAATATGAGAAATACTGATACTAATATATTAAGAACAAATACTGAGTTTTATAATTTTTATTATGATACAAGTGGAAGTGGTCAGTTCTATTTAGAAAATTATATTCCAATATTACTAGTATTTGATAATAGTGGTATAGAAACAATAAATAATATATCATCAACCTATTATGATTTTAAATATACTAAAAAACCAAACTTATTATCAACAAATGAACCAATTGTTATTGAAGAAATTCAATATAATGGTAATAAAATTATACATTTTGATCAATTAATATATAGTGATGGTTTATGTAAAATTACTAATAATATTGGTGATAATAATTCAACATATTTAATTAATATGATTAATCCAGTTAGAATTAATAATAAAATTGTGCAATTTATTAAACCACAAATTACAAAACATATTAAATTAACCAGTAAAAAAGATAATAAAATAAATAATTTTCAATCGATTCAAGAATTTATACAAGTTCCTATTAAAACAAAAGGTAGTCCTATTAAACAATCAGATGGATGGTTACTTAAAATAGTTAGTAAATATATTTTATTAATTAGTAAATATGATACTTATACAGAAATTCCTGAAAATTTAAGTAATCCAATATTATATTATTCAAATTCTTTTAATAAACTCGAATTAATCAAAATATCAAATTCTTTTTATATTAAATTTAAATTTTTACCTAATACTAATATTGATAAACTATATTTAAGAAATACTAATTATATCAAAACAATTGAACCTTCTTATGATACATTTAAAATAAATAATCCACCGACTAATACATTATTAACATCAAATTTAAATAAAAGTTGGTCTGCAGAAAATAAAAAAATTAAAATTCCAGTTCAAATAACAGCTGGTAATGGTGGTAACTATTTTATACTTGATAATTATTCATTATCTAATATTTTTGAGAATAGTTCAGTTATTAACCAAAATTTAAAAATAATTAATAAAGGTATTAATAATTCAAATTATACAGAAATTGAATTAGAAACATTACCTAGTGAATATACTAATACTGAATATATATGGAATGAATATACAAAATCTAATAAAATTGCTCCTATTAAACATGAACCATTTTCTAGTGTTAAAAGTATTATTAATTATACTACTGATAAACTTAAATATATTGATAATTTTCATTTACCATTTATATTAAATAGGTCTAAACCTTGGATAAACTGGACATCAATAACTTTTGATAATAATACATATTATAAATCATTAAGTCAAATTAAGAATCAAGATATTATGATAGATAATAATCAAAATATTACATATATTGATAATTCTAATAGTGTTTTATTATTTGAAGAATTTAATGGTTCACAATTAATTGAAAAAATAATAAGTTTATCTAATAATAATTTTTCAAAATATTATGAATTAGTTAATATAAGAAATACTGAACTATTAATATTCAAATATCTAGAAAATAATATACAATATATTCATTTTTGGCAAGACCCTATTAGTAGAATTAATTCATATCTAGAACTAATACATAATGATTATAGAATTATTCAAAATTGTTTAGTAAAATTAACAGAAAATATACTAGATACCAATATATTTACAAGTATATCTGGACACTTGTCTAGAAATATATATTTGGATTTACAATATGATCTAATATTTGATTCTATTAATCAGACTTTAACAATTTCTAGGGTAAAGAATAAAGTAATTACTGCAATAAATGATTTAGTTAGTATGAATTCTACTATCAAAATAGAATCTTATTATGGTGTTAATAGTGAAATATTATTTATTGATTTAACTAATATACAAAATGAATACAAGTCTTTTATTAGTAGAAATTTGAATTCAAATAATTTTAATAAGGAATATCAAGTTTTAACTTTAGAAAAAATATTAATTGAAACACAATGGGAATTTATTAATAATAATTTTGGATTTAATAACGATTTTAATGATACTTTAGAAATTAATTATAATTTAGATTCTCTATTGAATTATACTGGAATTAAGATTGATAAATTTGGTAATAAAAAACAATTTGGCCTAGATAGTTATAATAAAATTTTAATACCTAATGATTTAGTAGATAATGAAATCTTATATAATACAAAATTAATTAATTCTGAAGTTTTGGAAGATTATACATTAGATAGTAGTAATATTTTTCAATATAAAGTTTTAGGAAATTCTAAAGTTGTATTTGAACCAAATGTTGAATATAAATTAGATATTCTTGATGGAGATATGATTTTTAATGATGATTATATAATTAATCCAGAATATTCTTCTAATTCAGTTAGATTCTTTTCAAATAGAGATTATACAAATGTTAAAAATATTACAGTTGATTTAATTAATGATATTAATATTACTAATATCCAAAAAATTGGTACATTATATAAAGATATTATTTTAAATACTAATCTTCCTACTACAAATATAAATTTTTATAATAATAATGAACTTATTCATAAAGATAAAATTATTATTGATAATAGTAGTATTCGCTTTGATTTAATTTCAAATGATAAATTAACTGATAATAATTATTTAATTATTAAAAATAAAATTGGTATTATTTCTCAAAATATAGTTGATGATAAAAATTATTTAACATTTACTAAACAATATAATGAATTATCTGAATTAGTTGAAGAATCTAATGTATATATAGAAGATAATTCTATATCATATTTAATTAATAAAGATGATAATTTATATTATATTAATACTACAAGTTTATTAAATCAACATATTGATTATAATATATTTGGTTATCAAAAACTAGATATTGAAAGGAAAAGAACAGATTATATTGCTTATAAAATGATATTAGAAGAAGATTTAAAAGTACCAATATATGAATTAGATAAATCATTACCAATTAATTATACTATTGATAATATAACAGATGTTTCTGAAATAAAAATTATAAATAATAACGAAATAATGGTATATAATACAGATGATACTATATCTACTATAGTAGTTACTGTTAATAACTATAATGGTTCTGATAAATTTATTTTTAATGATAACTCTCAAAATATTCCAGAATTTAATATTGGTGTAAAATATAAATTTGATCAAAGTCATTATTCAAATCTAAATCATCCATTAAATATTAGCCAATATTATAATACTTTTATTGATTATCAAACTGAAACATTTGGTGAACCTGGTAATATTGGTTCACATGTTATATTTACTCCATTAGTTAATGAATCCGTTTATATTTACGATGAAATATCATCTAGTTATGATATTGGTTCATTATATATGCCATTACAAATTCAAAAAAATACTGTAGAGAATATTACATATAATTCAATTGGTAAAAATAATATTCAAACATTTGATAATTCAAATAGTTTTATACCTGATTATACAACTGATACATTAGATAATACTTTAATAACTACTCAAAATAATCAAGTAATATATGGTGTAAAAATTATTAAAATAAATAATATTAATCAATTTGTCTTTTATGATTTATCTACTAATTTATCAATAGATATACTATTATTATACAAAGGAATTCAATATAAATTTGATTTAAGTGATTACTCTAATACTAACTATCTTTTAAGATTTAGTAATAGTTCTACATCATTATATGAAACAGATACAACTGTTTATGGTCAACCTGGTATAGAAGATTCTTATATATTATTTACACCAACTAATATTGGTAATTACTATATTTTTTGTTCTAATCATGGTTATGAAACTGGTGCATCATATAATCCTGTAATAATACAAAGTAAATTACTTAATTCTAAAATATTAAGTCATAAATATAAAATAGATAGAGATGATCCATTACAGATTAGTACACTTGATTATACAAATACTAAATACTTTGTTGAAGTAAATAATTTAATAAAATTTCTAGATAATTCAATAATAAAATTTATTAAAATAACTAATAATACTATTGAATCAGAAATACCAGTTGTTATTGCAGATAATAAAATAACTAATAAAATTAGCAAAGGTGGTTTATTATTAGAATCATCGAATATTATTAATTCATCAATCTTAAATAATTATAAATTTAATATAATAAATTCTATTGATATTACTAATTATACAGTAGTTAGTACATCTGAAAATAAATTAAATTTCATAATTGATAATGATTTAACATTTAATACAAATGAATATTTTAAATATTCAATAGCATTTGATTCTAATACTTTTTATGATATCTCTAATATTGATTTTTCGGGTAATATTGTTAATATTGATTTAACTAGTATAATTAATTTTTTAAATAGTTCAGATTTAGAACAAGCTAACTTGATAATGAGTTCATCTAATTCATCTAACTTTAGTTTTAAACAAGATTATAGTAAAGAAATACCAATAATTGATTTATCATATAATAAAACATCACAAATTACATTAAAAAATGATTATTTATTTCAAGATGAAAATGAACAACAAGATATCTCAATTCAACTTTTAGATTTATCAGGAACAGAATGTGGTAATTATATATATAAATTTTATTATCCATATAATATTCAAGTAAATAGTACTACAAAATTTTATTATAAACAATCAACAATTGAATTTGAAATTAAATTTTTAGGTATAATACAAGATTATTTTTATTTTAGTTCAATTAACCATTTAAATATTAATGATATATATCAAACATTTACATTTTTTAATAATAATTATACTTTATCTGTAATCAAAAATGGTAATCAAATTGATTTTCTAACAAATACATATATAAAAGGAACTATAACTGATGTTATTAATAGAAAAACAATAAATGTTATAACAGAATCATTTACATCTGATCTTTCTAACTTATTAATTCCATCAATTAATAATAAAACTAAATTATATTTACATAATGTTATAAATGAGTTAAAAATTAAATCAATGTCTAATATTTCATATACCTTTCCAAATGAATTGAACTATTCTAGATTTATTACAACAACAGAAAATTCTATTACAACTAATGAAGAAATTATATGGAATCCTGATATAATATATAATTTTTACAAATATATAGAATTTTATATTAATGATCAATTAATAGATAAACATGATTCAGATTCATTAAAAATTTATATGGAATTATATAAAGATTTTATTATTCATAATAAACCAACTAAAACTACAAAGAGTTATCAAATATTTATTCCTACATGTTTTTGGTTTTCTCAAAATTCTTCTAATTATTTACCACTAATTGCAATGGATGAATCTACATTAACAGTTAAAATTAATTTTAATAAATTTTCAGAATTAATTAACAATGATATAAATAATATAACATCTAAATTACCAACTAAATTTAATTTAAGATTAATAACAGATAATATTATTTTAGATAATAACGAACGAAGAAATTTTGCAAGATTCAATCATGAATATGTAATTGAAAGAAATGTAATTTATGGAAATAAGTATTCATTAAAATATATAAACCAACATACACCTACTAATATTTCATTACAATTAAAAGGACTAGTTAAAGATATTTTCTTTCTATTTAAATCACAAAAAACAAATAAGAGTTATATATTAAATTCATCAAATGAATATACAAGAGATAGTGTAAATCAAGAATATTATGATATTAAACAATTATATGATACATTTGTTAAAAATAATAGAACTTTTTCTGCAACTATTCCGACATCTAATTTGTCTAAATTCATATTAATTGATTCTAATTTAGAATTAATATTATCTAATTCAGAATTAGTAAATAAAATAAAAAATGATAAAATATTATCAAAATTTGATATAGATTTTATATTATATCTATATTATGACCAACTAAAATATATTGATAATAATAATAAAAATTCAACTGAATCATTTAAATCTTATCTTAAATTTACAAAAATTAAATATTATTTCAATAATGTATATAAAAATGAAATAATAACTCAACAAATTGAACCAGTTAAAAGTATACAACTTAATGGTAATGGTACAAGTTTATTTTCTAATAAACATAATAGTTATTATAATTATGTTGTTCCATATGAAAAATTTAAAACTACTCCAGATGATGGAACTTTTTCTTATTCATTTGCATTAGAACCAACAACTAGTCAACCATCTGGTCATCTTAATTTTAATATATTAGAAAATAGTTCTATTGATGTTCAATTTGATGAATTAACAACTAATGAACATTTAAAATTGAAAACAATTATAAGAGAAATACAAATTCTTAGAATTATAGGTGGTACAGCTAGTCTATCATGGATTTAATTATAAAATACTAATTGTCCTAATCCATTATTTACTTTAAATAAATTTAATGATATTGCATATCCTTTTAATAAAACAGGATTTTTATAACTTATTAATTTATTAAAACTCAATTGAAGATAAGCATCTGATATTTTATTAAAATTACAATAACCAGATGAATCATTAATTAGAAATGATTGATTAAATCTATTTGATTCTAATCCAAATGAATATACATATATTCCATTCTTTATAGCATACAATTCATTATAATATACTTGTAATATATTATAAAATTTTGTAAAACTAATTTCTTCTCTATTAATTGAATTAATAACTAAATGTATATTATTTAATATTTCTGTTGAATTTAAATCAACTGGATAAGATGAATAATTAAATAAATCGTTTGAATTGTAATTTGATAATAATTGTGTCCTCCAAATTAATAATTTTGTTGGATTATTCAAACAATCTAGTTTATAATCTGAATTTATACTAAAAATCTTTTTTTCTGGTATTATATCTAATACTGGAACTACATATGTTATTTCATTATTAATATATTTAAATCTCTCTGTATTATCTAAATAAATATAATCTAATATCAAATAAGATAGTTCTATAGATGGTAAATTGTTTGTAAAATAAGATTCATCTTTAATTAATGATGATGTTGATGTTACAATTGCTTCAAATTCTGTATCAGTTCCTTTTATATTATATAATATATTATTAGTTGATGTTGGTATTATAAAATCATTATAAATTTTATCAAAATATAGTCTTCTATATGTTACATCAAAGTAACAGAATCTACCAATAGATATATTTCCATCAATTTCCTGTTTTATTATTTCATTTTCTTTAAATAAACAAAAACTATTACTTATTGTAATATAATGTGTTGGTGATTCCATATAACATTTATTTATGTTATTAAATTCTACATGAATTTTTATATCACTATGATATAGTGCTACTAATGGTAAAGCTAATTTATAATTTTTATGAAACCAAAATTGAATTGGTATATCTAAACTATATGAATCTTTACTATTTGAATAATTTGTTAATTCTTCTACATTTCCTATCATTTTATTATATCCATCTGAAAATTGGTATCTATCTAATTCATATAGTAAATTTAAATATTCACCATTAATTCTATCAATTAAAATTCCACCAATTTCTAAATCTATATATTTTATTAAACCAAATCCTATTTTATCTATCCATTTAAATTTTTTTATTCCTGATGGTAAATAAGAATGATTTGATAATGGTATACTTGGTAGTTTTACATGCAAATAACTATTACTTAATAAATCTGCATTTTTTGATATATTTACTGTTATTTTTCTTGAAAAATCTGCTTCTGTTTTAAAAAATTGTGACATTGATTCAATACTAAAATTTGAATATTGTTTATAGATAAATTTAAAATAAGTTATTTCAGCATTTCCACTTAAATATAAATTTTCTTTACCTACTGATGCCAAAAATAATAATCCTAATCCCATATTATATAAATGGATATAACATTTTAAATCCATTTATTTAATTATTTTTTAATTATTTTATAAAATAAAATTTTTCAAATCTATTGAGTTTCTCTAGCACATGCATCAGATAATTTAGCAATTATTGGGAAAATTACATCATACTTTTCACTAACTCTTTTGAAATAATCATTTCTCTTTGTTACAAATTTACCATAATTTTCTTGAGTAATTAATCCTCCTCCTGATTGTTTCATATTTAATAAATCTTCATAACCTTCTGTATATGATGCAGACTTGAATAACTTATTTTCTAATACTTTTAATTCATTAATCATATTTTTAATTGTACTTTGATCTGATGAATCCAAATCTTTTCCACCTTCTTGTAAATTTTCAATGATAGATTCATACATATCATTTAAATGTCCTGCTACTTGTATAGGTAAATGTTTAACATTAGTAAATTCAGCTTCCCATTTTTCACCACCACCAAATTGACCAAAATTTAATAAAGATCCATACATATTAGTATGTACTGCATATTCTTTTAAAAATTCAATTACTTTATCATGTATTAAATTTACTTCACTTGTTTTCGGTGCTTTTCTTATTCTAGAATTAAATTTATTTAATTTTTTTACACCTTGTAAATGTTCTACTCTAGGATCTTGCTTTCCTTCAGGTACATATTCATATATACCAGATGGTGTAAATCCAGGATTAGCAATTCCAGGATTAGCATTTACTTTATTAACAATTAACTGTAAATATTTTTTTAAATTATCATTTTTACTTATTCCTTCAATTATTTTTGTAGATTCACTATCATCTTTTAATGTCTCTGATAAACTATTAATCCATTCTTGTACACTTGGAAATTTATTAAATACAATATTATCATCAGTTGGTGCAGCTTCTGATTTAAAACCAAAACTTTGTAATGTAGCAAGTAATATATCTGGATGCATTTTATTAACCTCGTCTTCTGCTACTTTAGGAAAATTACTTGCAGTCATATATTCTTTACAATCTTTTACATTTTGACCAGATAAACATTTAACAACATAATCATTACATTTTTCGCTATCTTCATCACTAATAAATACACTAGTTCCATAACAGTTTCTACCTTGCTCATCTATTTTCTTAACTACTTCATCACTATCATCATCTTTCTTTTTATATAATTTATCTTGTTCACCTACTTTTCTAAAATATAGATTTTCTTCGGGTGCTCCACCTGCTTGTTCACCATTTAATAACTTTCTATTAGATTCTTCTCTAGCTTCAAGGAATTTTACTAATGTATATTTACTTGATACAAAATCTGTAAATTCTAATGTATTTATATAATTATTAAAATCAAAGTTAGCCTCCATATTTATCTCAACAATATCATCTTTATAACCAAATGAATCTAATATATTTTGAAATGCATCAGGATGATATCTTTTTGTTTCTTTACCAAACTCTTTTCCAAATAATAGTTCAGCTACTCTTGTTGCAAAATGGAAATTAGCAGAATGAACCTTGTTACTTTGAGTTTGTTTAAGTCTTAAACTTTCTAATCTATTTTCCATATGAACTTTATTTTTAAATAATTCAACTTTTAATAAAACTTCCACAAAAGCTAAAAATTCTTTACCTTCAGATCCATTATTTTTCCAATACTTCTCATCAAAATAATTATTTCCAGTTCTAATACTTTCAAGCAATAAATTAAGTTTTATTAAATTATCATCTAATTGAAATAAGTCATATATTCCTTCATAACTAGTTTCTTTAATTAGTTCACTGTATGTAAGATTTGGACGATATGGTTCTACAAATGGTTCTTTTTGTAGTTCTTTTTGTGGTACTACTGGTGTTGATCTTGATGTAATTGTAGATAAACCTACTACTCTTGGGTCTTCTTCTAATACTGGTGTAGGTGTAGGTGTAGGTATAGATAAATTTGCTTCTTTCATAGCTTTTGTTTGTTTAGCTTGGTTCTCTCTTCTTTTTATTCTTTGGTCTTTACTTTTAGTATTAGATTTAATGCGATCTAAAAATGCATGTGGATCTTCTTCATTCAAAGACTTAACGGTATTCCATAACATATCAACTTGTAAACCTACATTTCCCATTTGGTTAACAAAAGAATCCCAATAGGTTTCATCTGTACGAAATTGTTGTATGTCATTCTTTAAATTTTTTTTTGTATCGGGTTCTAATGTAGCATAATCAAAATCATCATCCACAAATTTCGTAATCCAATCAAAATTGTTATTAGTACCACCTTTTTGTCTTCTTAATTCAGAACTTTTTATTTGACTATAAATTTTATCAATTTGAGTATTACTCATATGTATATACATTAAATTAGATATTTTTAAATATTAATTAATAAATTCTTAAGTTTTTTAATTAAATTATCTAAATCTTTTATATGGAAGTATCTATTGACTTGAATCAAAAACTTAACATAATAGGTTTTAAATTTAGTCTATTTACTATAATTGTTTTTATTATATTAACTTATTTAATATTTACATCATGTTTTAAATCAATAAAAAATGAACATTTTACTAATGAAGAAACTATTCATGCATATAATTTTAATACTGAATGGTGTGGATATTCAATTAAATTTCAACCAATATGGAAAGAATTTATGAATAAAACAAAAAACTTAAATATAGTTGTACATGATATTAAATGTGACCAAGAAGAAAATCAAGAAATTTGTAAAAAATATAGTGAAACTTATTTACCTGGTGAAAAAGAACCTGTATTATCTGGATATCCAACTGTACTATTTATTAAACCAGGAATTAAATATCCAATTATTTATGATAAACCTAGAACTGTAGAAGCTTTACTTGAATTTACCAATGAATTATTATCATAATTAAATTGATATAAAGAATGTAATTAATATTATTATAATGTCTAATCATAATATTGAAATAAATTTTGATACATTAAAATACAATTTATATGATATATTAGGTGTAAAATCAGATGCAAGTAAGAAAAAAATAAAAAAAGCATTTAGAACATTAATTTTAAAATTTCATCCAGATAAAAATAATATAGATGATGAAGATATTTACAATCATCTAACACTAGCAAATGAAATATTAACTGATGAAAACTTAAAAAATAAATATGATAACTGGTTAAAATCTTTTGATGTTCCAATCACACATGAAGATTTAAAATCAAAATATAATCCAGATATTAAAATAGATACAACTGAAAGTTTTGATCAAATAAATGATGAATTAAATAAAAAACATAGATTTAACCCTTTAGATATAGATAAACCAACTGAACCTAAATTATTAGAAGAACAAATAGATGAATTTAATAATATGGATTTATCAATACAAAAAGAAGAAGATATTAAAAGTACTGAAGATTTTAATAATAAATTTAAAAATAAGAAATTAAATGGAGAATTCGAAAATCAATTAATAGAAGTGAATAAAAAGTTAGAAATAATGGAATTAAACCAAACAGATACTGGTTCTGATTTTTTATCAATTACACATTATGATATGTTATATGATAATAATGGAATGGATACAAATTCATATTCAAGTATAGATCAAAGTTTTTCTTTATTACCAAGTGAACAAGATTTGACAACAGAATGTACACGAAATAGAGAATCATATGAATCGTATATGGAATCATATAAAGATGAAGGTACAAATATACTAAAAGATATTTCACATTCAAAATTACCACCACCAATAGATACAAAATCTAAATTCTGAAACTTGTGAAAATAATATTCAAAATTAATGTTCGATATGTGTGATCATATCATTAATTATATTTTTAATTTGTAAATGTTCAATAAAATCAACAACTGTTTCTTTACCTTTATTAATTAAATGATATTTTTTATTATTATCAAAAGATAAATTTACAAATTCGTCAACATCAGAATGAACTTTAATATAATGATATTTATAATTACAGAATCTTCTATTTTCAATATTAAAAAATATTTGACAAATTCCATTTACATATTCTAATAGATTACCTAATTTATTTTCATTATTATTTATAGAAGCTAGTCCAATAGTTGTTTCTGGATTACATAGATCTATTGGGAAATTCTTTAATAAGCCTCCATCAATATAATAACAATTATTATAATTAACAGGTGTAAATATTAAAGGAATTGAAATAGACATTCTTAAAGCTAATAAAACAGACATATTTGGTTGTGATATATAATCTAGTACTTCAGTTTTAGATTTTGTATAATTAGTAACAACAATTTTTATAACTTTGTTAGTACGTTTATATAATTCATTAAAATTAATTTCTCTAACACCTAATTTTTCTTTTAAAAAAGTTTTAACAATCTCTATTATAATATTACCATGATCTAATCCATGATTACTAAATAAATTAATACAATCAGTTTTGGGTTCTATTTTATTTAAATCAAATCTTAATATAAATTCTTTTATTTCACTAGTAGTATATCCCAGTACAAATAAAAAGGATAATAAGGAACCAACAGATGTACCAACAAAATTTTTAATATTTTTTAAACTAAACCAATCTTCCTCTTCTAGTTTATCAATACATCCAATAAAACTGATACCAATAGTTCCCCCACCACCTATACATAAAGTATCAATATAATTAATCATTTATATTTATACTAATTATTATTATAAAATATATTGAACGATTTAATATATTTTCTAATTATTATATATGATGGATTTAATTCTACACTATTTTGAATTAGATTTATTTTTTCAATTTATTAGATGTTCAGAACTTGTTCTATTTTATATACATTTATTTAATATAATTACAAGTTATTATATATATGATAAATTAAACTCTTCTTATTTAATATTAGTTTTCTCATTTAATTCATGGTTAAATTATACACTTAAAAATACATTTGCAAGACCAATATTCTATTACTTTAATGATTATATACCAATATTAGGTCAAGGTTCTAGACCATTTGGTGCAATGAATTGTACTTATTTTAATCCATGTCCAAATATTAATGCTGCAAGTACATTTGGATTTCCAAGTGGTCACTGTCAATTTGCTGGAATGTATAGTGGTTTTATGATTAGCGATATAATAAATAAACATAAATATAACAAATATTCTATCCAGAATATAATATCAATATTATTATATACATTCTATATATTAGTTATGATATATTCACGAGTATGGTTCTATGAATGTCATACATTATCACAATCAATATGTGGTTCATTTATTGGATTATTAGTTGGATATATAAGTAATAATATAAAAATGAAGTTAATAACATAATTAATATTATAAGTATTTAATATTTATATAAAATGTTTAATAAAATATATAAAAATTTAAACGAATAAATATATAAAGTAAATAAAAAATAAAAGTTAATTTAATGGTTAAAGCAGATGAATTAATAAAAAAACAAAAAGAAAAAGAAAATAAAAGACAAATAACCTATAATAAAATATATGATAATATTGAAAAAAAGATTATTCTAGCCAGTTCAATTGATAATAGTTATTTATGGTATGAAATACCAGAGTATTTAATTGGATTTCCATTTTATAAACTAGATGATTGTAAAAATTTTATCATAAATAAATTAAAATCAAATTCATTTGAGGTTGATTTTATTGAACCAAATATATTATTAATTAAATGGTTTGATAAAAGTTAACACATTGAATATATTAACTTGAAGAAAATTACAATAGCAAAAGCTATTAAAATCAATACAGCTATATCTTTATTATCATCAAATAAATTATTTATTTTTTTTACTAATGGTGGTCTAAACTTATTACGTAATTTATTACGACATTTTTTACATTTTAAAATATGATTAACTAATTTATTACAATTTTTCTTATCTTTAACTGACTCAGTAAATGTTTCAATTAAAGATAAGTCATCTGTTTCTGATCTTGAATTTCGTGAATTAGATGTAACTGTATCAGTATAATTAATTTTATGATTAGGTCTTTTTTTTATTTCAATAGAACCAATACTTGAACTAGATATACATTCTTCTTCAGTACTATCTTTGAAATTTTTAGATATAAATGTTTGATGATTATTGCTATTTCCCCAAGCTTCATCAATAGAACAAAAATTCATAATTAACATTTGTTAGATAATTTAGTTTATTAAAACCTTTATAAAAATATTTTAAATATTTTTTAATCTAATGTTTAATATATGAAATTTGTTATTAACAACATAAAGTCTACAAATAATATAATAGATGGATTCTATTCATATTTAACTGGTGATAATCTTGTTGGAATAATTGTATCTGTTTGTCTAGTATTATATGGTGGTATGGCTGGTCCAGAATTACCTATTGTATTTAGAAGACTATTTGAAAATACATACTTTAAATTTTTAATTTTATCACTTGTTGCTTATTCAAGTATTAAAGATTTTAAAGTATCATTATTACTTGCATTTGCTTTTACATTTAGTATTTCAATGTTTGATAACAGATATGTTACTGAATGTTTTAAAGAATTAAAACAAGAAAAATATAATAAGAAAAATATTTAAATTAATTTTAATTGTTTTATAAATAAATGAACTTATTAATTAAAATATAGTAATATATTTTAAATAAATATTTAAATTTTTTAATTAATTTATAATATATCTAGGCTGTTATATATGAAATTAAGTCTAGATATGTTTGACACATTTCTCCATCCTTTATTTAAAAATAATAGAATGGCAGTTATTGTAACTTTCTTTTTAGTATTTTATGGTGGTTCTGCCAGTCCTAAATTACCAACATTTATTGTAGATCTATTTAATAATTCTGTTTTTAGAGTTTTCGTTCTTAGTCTAATTGTATATAAAGCAAATAAAAATCCTGTTTTATCATTAATGATTGCTATTGGTTTTACTTTAATAATGGATGCAGTTAATAAACAAAAATTATTTGAAAAATTTATTAGTTTTAAAGTAAATGAACGATTTACTGGTGAAATTAATTGTACTCAAACAGATGAGTATAAAAAGCTTAAATCAGAAGCTATAAAATCATATGATATATCAAAATTAGAAGAATATCTATCTAATTGTTATAATATGAAATCAGATATATCAAAAGATCAAGATACAGATTATATTAATTATGATATATCAGAACTTGGTGATGAAACAAAATTTAGATTAATATCTAATCTTCAAATGCTTCAACTTCCACCAGATATTATTGGTACAATTATTGATAAAATAAATGATAAAATTAGAAACAATAAATCTCATATTTTATCTGAAGAAGAAATTAAGAATTTAATTCCTATAGACAAACAACAAGATATATCTATTTCTTCAATTATTTATGAACTTGAAAATATTGATTTATCTAATACTCCTACTGATACTCCTATAGATACAGATACACCTACTGATACTATTAGTGAATAATTAATATAATTTTTTAATAATTAAATTTTAATTATTAAAATGTAATAGTTTTTCTATACTTATTATATATGAGTCTAAATTATTTAAATTTTATTCAAGTTGTAACATTAAGTTTAATATTATATGAAAGTTTTACTAATTATAAAATATCATATAAAAACTATCTAAAATTAGAAATTTTTAGAATTTTAATATTAAGTCTATTAGTTTATTATAATATTATACCATCATTTAGAATTACATTATTATTTATAACTAGTTTAAAAATATTAAATAAAAATAAAGAAAAATTTACTGATATTCTAGAAAATAATAATATAAAAAATAATGATGATCAAGAAAATAATGATGGTCAAGAAAATAACGATGTTCAAGAAAATAATGATGTTCAAGAAAATAATGATGTTCAAGAAAATAATGATATTGTAGAAAAAGATGAACCATTTATAAAAGATTCATGTGATGGTCAATGTTCAAAAATATCATATGATGATTTTATTACAAAAGTAGATGGTGATGAATTTACATTAGATTATTTTAATGAGATTAAAGATTGTATGGTAGTTGATTTATTACAAGATAGATCAAAAAAAGAAATTAATTCAATATTAAAAAGATTAGATTTGACAAATAATGATATAGATGGTCCAATAGGTACAGCATATGTTGATTATGATAATGCTCTATCTAGAGTATATTAATAATATAATAAATATTTAAAATGCGTTATTTAAAAGAAAAGAATATTTATAATTATTATATGGATTCAGATAGTTCTCAAGAAATAAAAATTCCAGAAATTGGAAAAATTAATATAATTGATAATGATAGTTCTAGTAAAAAAATAGAATCAAGTGATACTGACTATTATCTTGGATTATTAGCAAATAAAAATAAATTAAATGATGATGATGACCTTAATTCTATACTATCTTCATCTTCCGAAGAATTAAAGAAATCAACTGATTCTGATGACTCTTCATCTAGTGATGATAAAAGTAAAATATCTAAAAGTTCAGAAAGTGAAAAATCATATAGAAGTACTCATAGATCTCCTAGACAATCTAGAAGTTTTACACCTGCACCATTTAGTGGAAATCAAGAAAATGAAAATACATTGAAAGAGAGTCGTTTAAAGAAAATAGAATTATTAAGAAAATTATCAGAATTAAAATCTAAAGGATATGATTTATCTAAAACATATGATTTTAATTCGTCTATTGAAGAAATGGAATACGAATTTGAATTATTAAAAAGTTTTGCAAATAAAAGAAATGGTATCAAATTATTTAAAAGTTGCTTATGTAATGGTATCTCTATCGTAGAAATGTTAAATGACAAATATGATCCATTTGAATTTCAATTATCAGGATGGTCTGAACATATGTCAGTTGAAGTTGATAGTTATGAAGAAGTTCTTGAAGAACTTTATGAAAAATATAAAGGAACTGGTAAATCTATGCCACCAGAATTAAAATTATTATTTTTAATTGTAGCATCAGCTTCTGCATTCCACTTTTCCAAATCAACATTTAAGAATTTACCTGGTGTTGATCAAGCATTAAGAAATAATCCAGATCTTATTGCAAAAATGATTAATCCTAAAAAAGAACCTTCTCAATTTCAAACTCAACAAGAGATTCATCTACAACGACAAAAAGAAATTGCAATAGAAAAAGAAAAAAATAATAGACAACAATCAATGGTTCCTCCATCATTAGGTCATTTACAACCAGAATCTACTAGACAAACTACACCTATTTTAAAAGCACCTTCAAATGTTCAAGATATTTTAAAAAGATTACATAGTGATAAAAATCAAAATTTAGATAATTATGTTACTAATAATTCAGAAACACAAGAATCTACATCAAATAATGACAGAATTGTTGGTGTTCAAACAACATCTGCATCTGATAAAAAAAATGGTAGAAAGAAAAAACAACTAATGAGTGTACTATAATTAATATGTTTCAGTAAAATTTAAAATATCATCAATTTCATCACCACCTTTTTGTTCTTCTTTAAATGGATCATTCACTTCTTGAGAAGTAGAACTATTATATTTTGTTAATAAATTAGATACATCAGTAGTTTCTGAGTGAACTTGCTTAAATTCTGTTTTAATCTTTTCAATAAGATCTATTAATTTTTTATTTTCAGCATTTAATGCTTTAATTTCATCATCTTTTACACTACATTTCTTATCTAAATCAGCTAGATTAGATTTAACATCATCATAATCAGTCTTACTAGATAAATTAGTTGATAATTTTTTATTATCTTCTTCAGCAACTACTAATTTTTCTTTTAAACTATCAATTTCTTTTTTTAATACATCAACTATTTCTTTATTATTTTTATTAGATTCAGTATTTTGTTTCTCTAATTCAGAATGTTTTTCTTTTACAGCTTTTACTAATTCTAAAATTTTACTAATTTTAGAATCAAATGATATATCATTTTCTTTTGCACCAGCACTCATTCTATTAAACGGTTTCATATATAAATACTTATAAAAAATATTTATATATTTATTTTTTAAATACTTTTGTTTAATATCTTTAAAGAAAAAAATACTTATATTATAATGTCTGAAACTGATAAACAACCCAAAAAAAGAGGTAGAAAACCAAAAAAACAACAACCTTTATCAACTAACATAATTAAAAAAAATTCAGAAGAAGAACCAATTATTGCATTTTTAGATCTTAAATCAGAAGATTTATTATCTGAATCATTAGAAACTAATAGTGAAATAAATGATGATAATATTTTTTTAAAAAATATATTGAATAATCAAGATAATAATTTAATAGAATCAACAGAATCTGCAAATGATATGGAATCACAAAATTGTTCTTCTAAACCAACTAAGGAAGATTATATTAGTATCTTAGAAAATAAGATATTTAACTTGAAATTTGAACTACATAAATTAAATAAAAATACTGATATTAAAATTAATAAAATTGATTTTTCTAAAGAAACTAAATGTTGGTGGTGTAAAAATTGTTTTGATTCGGAATCTGTTACATTACCTGAATACTATCTTGATGGCAAGTTTTTCTGTCATGGTCATTTTTGTTCATATAATTGTGCACATTCATATAATTTAGATATTAATGATAATTTTTGGAAAAAAAACTCTCTTCTTCATCTACTTTATTATAAAACTTATAATAGTAATGTTACTATTACTCCTGCACCACACTGGACTAGTTTAATAGAATTTGGTGGTAATCTTACAATTAAAGAATTTAGAAAAAATAGTATTATTAATACTACAGAATATTTAATGTTAAAACCACCTATGGATTCAAGATTAAATTTCTTTGAAAAAACATATAAACAAGATAATTCTATTTTTTCTAATACAATGTACCAAAAATTATTAGATGATACAAATGATTTGGTTATTAAAAGATCTAAACCAATTAAATCTAGTAACTATAGTCTTAATAAAACTTTATTTATTAAAAAAAAGACATAATTAAATAAATTCAACTTTAATATTAAATAGATCACATTCTTCTTTGAGTGAATCTTTAAAAGTATTTATTTCTTTACCACATGCTATAAAATTTGTACCATTCTTTTTTACTTCATATTTAATTTCAATTGGTAATGATTTTTTCGCATTTTTAATAACTTGTTTTATTGATGATAAAGATAATGAATTTAATTTAATATTTAATTTACTAGATTTTACATTTTGTCCATTTTTTATCAAATTAATAAATTTACAACAATATTTTTTTGATTCTATATAATTTTCAATATAATAATCAATAAATGATGGAAAATTATAATATATATTATTACAATCTTCATTATCATATTTAAGATAATTTGATATAATTGAATTAATATCATTGTAGTAATTTGCTATAGTTGGATATAACATGTCTACCCAAAACTCTTCAAAATTTTCATTTAATATTTTATCTACATACATTTTTGTAATATATGTTTTTATTTTCTTTATATCTTCAATTAATACTAATCTCATATCTTTATTTATTTGTTTTCTAGATACTTGAATAACAGTTGATATAGATCCAGAATTAATATTTAAAATTTTAACTAATACTTCTTTACCTAATGGTATAGTAGTAATAGCACTATAATTTCTATTTATTTTATTTGTTGATTCTAAGTACATCATTGTTATATTATAATCAAAATCGAGTAAATAACCATTTGCTAGAGATAAACTATTATCTAGATCAGTAAATATTGCTCTATATACTGTATTTATTTCTGGTAATAATTTACCAAAAAATTTATGATTATTTAGTGATTCTCTAAAACTATCT